AAAAAGAAATAATTAATAATAACATGATTTTCAAACTTTATTGTTTAACTTTGTTTCCGGAGACCCTCGGTCCCCTAATTTTCTTTTTTTACAGCCTCCAATCTGTGATAGCCTGGAGGCTGTTTTATGATCGGTTATAAAGGCGCAAAAGCACGAACCAAGGCTTTACCATACTGTACGTAGCTATCAGCATATCCATTACCTACAAAATACGTCCAAGCGCTTATGTCATCGTATTGCGTACTGGTCCAATAAGAAAAGGTGCTCAACTCAACTCCTCCTATAAGAGACATATAATATCCTATATCAGTAAGATATCCATCAACATAATCCCACTCCCCGCAAGCCCCCAAGTAGCCATTTTTCCCATTTTTGAACAAATATTGGTTACACCATCCGGCTGCATGGCTCCGTTCTCTGCCGAGTGCCTTTATCATGGCTGTTGAGTTAGCTACGCCTGCATAATCTATCCGAGCTGTATCCCAATCATTAGTTGTTATTACACCGGGTATAGTGGGTGCATCAACATTCCACCATAGCTCTGTTTCACTTTCTGTCGGAGCAATTACAAATCTGCAGGCATTGCTGATAAATGCAACTCCCACAGCATCACTATTCCACTCCTTTTTCCACATCTTTTCTGTATATAACCGATTATCTGTCCTTAGAATGTAAACTCCATTAGGTGCACCTTCTATCTCCATACCACCTTTCTTTCGTCCCATCATCGATCTTATCATACCAACCTCCTTTCCGCCGAAAGTCGGTCAGATACTTTAGTTAAGAGGTGTTTACCCCCCCCCGTTAACATTTGTAAACAATTATTTCTCATGACTTTATCTCCTATTTTTTAGTCGTTAATATCTTGTTTCATCTTTTTCAACGGCAGATCATTCTTCGTAAGCCCAATAGCGGATCAGGACAGTGCCATCACCGCCGTTACCGTAAGTACCACAACCGCCACCACCGTAACCGCCACTTTTTCTATTGCCATTTCCAGTTCCGCATCCTTTGTCGTAATCGGATTCTCCACCCATGCCCCCATTTATATTTCTGTCTGAACCACCACCTCCGGCATTTCGTTTCCCAGTAGGTTCGCCAAAATCGCGGGTTGTATGCCTTTGACCCTTTCCTCCGCCATATAGGGAACCAGCTGGATAGAGAGAGCCATTTTCATTGCGGCTGCCTATTCCGTTAGATCCATCAGAACCCGCTTTAGCCGTATCTGAATCATCTCCCGCTCCGCCACTTCCGCCGTTGCCACCAGTATATGCCCCGGCATTACTTCCGCCTGGATAACCATTACCCGCACCATTTCCGCCATTAGCTCTATAACTTGAATTTAAGAATTGAGAGTATCCACCGTTGGGGGCAACTTCAGAATACCCTCCAATTCCTCCTTTCCCAACTGTTATCGGAATTGACTGACCCGGTGCAACAGAGATAGCATCACCGTCTCTCCATCCGGATGTATCTTTTTTGAAGGTTTTAGTATAGCCGCCACCTCCACCGCTTCCATTATGTCCTGCACCCCCTCCTCCGACAAGAAACACATCAACCTCCCTACATCCTTTAGGTACGATCCAGGTATAATTCCCGGCAGGATAGAACCTCTTGGTGAACAACTGCAACTTCTTCCGTCCCATCATCGACCGTCTCATCTACGCCCTCCTTTCTTACGATAAGAGGTCGTAACTTCTTTATTTAGAGAGCATTTTACCCCCCCCCCGTTTAACTTTTAATAACATAACCTGTTTCATTGCTTTACCTCCTGTACAATTGTGGGCAAGTCTTTCAAGTCGTTCGGATAACCTGTAACGGTTGTCAGAATGCAGAGATAGATCACACCGTATTGTTCATAATATTTGTCTTTCTCGAATGCCATACCCTGCACGTATGGAATAGGATCATCAAGCGTGCCTGCGTGCTCAGCTTCAACGATCTTATACAGTGAAGCAGTTTCTATGCCCGGTTTCCAGTCGGCTTGCAGCTTGTGCTTTTGTATCACTTCAAACAAAGTGTCGCTTTCTCCTTCCACTACTCGAAGCCGGAAGCCTATTTCAACTTCCTTGCCAAACTCTGCATCTTTCTCACCCCAAATGGGGAATAAGACCTGCATCTCCAACGCTTGGCTGGCTGTGAGAGACACGCTGTTCATCATCGCACGGGCAAAGGTCACTGCCTGCGCTTCCGGGGATTTAGCGATTGCCTTATCTGCTTTAGTTTGCAAGGCTGCCGTTGTTGTATGGATCATTTCAGGATAGCCTTCCACCACGATAGCTTCGACCTCCTCGGCTGTTTGGGCGGCATCGATACGGGATAGCAAGCCGTCTGTCACCTTGCCGCATTGCTCCGAATAGTCAGCTATTTCGTCAAGAGCAACCGTTAAGATATTCGAGGCGTACAGATGACCGCCTACTTCGACTTCTTCCTGCCGGCCACACTTATCCTTCACTTGCAGGGTGTTCGAGACATATGCGTCCTGTTCATCAATATAATAATGATGGATGTCTTTGTCGTAGATTTCCTGCCGTTTGGCATCACGGGCACGCCAAAGCAATTCTTCCGGAGTCGGTTCAGGTTCTGGAGTGGGCTGCATGTGCCAACACTCCAACGGGGTTGCATCCGGATGTTCGTTGTGGTACTGTTCCTGTTCTGTATTCAGAAGTAAAAAAGCACCCTCATTATAATCATCTATACTGATACCTATTTTATAAGAAGGAGGAAGAGTTTCTTGTACCTTCCAAAAATGAATCACTTTATTTATATATGTCATAATTATTCTGATTTATTCGTTATTATTTAAGGAGGTAAAAGCACGAACACGGAAATAGGATTCTTTGATTTGCTCTACAAAATCATAATTGTCCCAAACATATGCCCATGTATACTTGTCGTCACTTTGGGTGGATGTACAATAATAATCATTTATTTCCCTGTATTCATCAATAACAATACCACCAATCTTGGATAGACACTGGTCTATTTCTGACAAATTGTGTAAAACTTCATTCCATTCTCCGGCAGCCCCCATGTAACCGTTCTTTCCATTTTTAAAGACATATTGTTTACACCAGCCTGCAGCATAGTCTACTTTGCTTCCAAAATATGCAACATGTGCATTGGTGTTCCGAATGCCTTCATAGTCTTGTAAGGCCACATCCAGATTCGCTGAAGTTGTCGCGCCGGGGACCAATGCCATTGCCTGATACGGTCCCCAGCGTATGTAATCCATACATTCGTCCGGTGCAATCACGAACTTGCAATTGTCGGAGATAACGGCTACTCCAACAGCTTCATCATTGGGTAAATTCCACTTGTCACGCTTAAAAAGTAGCCCGTTTGTATGCAGTATATAAATTCCGTTTGCATACTTGTCATAATTGATTGTCCTATTTCCTAACATCTGTCTTAGTTTCATATCTACTTATATTTATTAGACCCTTACGACAATTATCCCATGTTCTTTTTTCAGCGATACCCCTGTGGCTTTACCAGCTGGCAGTTCAACGCTTGTTTCCTCCGATTGCCAGCCCGAACCGTTTGGGATCGGTTGGTTAATCGTTGATCCGGTGTTGTTCTTAATGGACAGATAAAACTCCTGCATCTCCGGTACGCTTCCTATATTCGCAAAGTTGATCGCCTGCACAGATGTACTCGAATAGGTAAAACGCAAGTTATACGGTGATGAAGGAAGCGACTTTAAGGTACTGACATCGACATACTCTTTCAGCCTCAAAGAGTCCGATACCTTCGTTTTCTCTTCATTGCTGTAGTCATTGGTTGATAGCCCCTTTCCCGTTACAGCTTCAACGACTTTGACCCATCCACCGGCTTTCCTGCCATACGTAGATGTATCAGATGGAGCATCTACAGTGATTGCCCCATCCTTGCCGGGCAAGCCTTGTATGCCCTGAAGACCCTGTTCGCCTCGTTCACCCGTTTCGCCTTTCTCGCCCTGTATCCCCTGCGGGCCCTGTTCGCCTCGATCGCCCTTTGGACCCTGTGCGCCTGTTTCTCCTTGCAAACCTTGTATGCCCTGTTCACCTTGAGGACCAGGGACACCCTGTATGCCCTGTTCACCTTTTGCCCCGGTTTCTCCTTTAGCGCCTGTTTCTCCTTTGTCCCCTTTATCCCCTTTTGCACCTTTAAGATTCGGTGTATCAAATGTGCCGGCAGCGGTCGTTATCTGGAGAATATATGTCGTTTCGTTATTGGTTTTGACACTGACCTGTATATCCTGCAAAACAGCCGGAAGATCTGCAAACGTATGCACTCCGTCGGATAGCTTCATGCTGAACTTGCCACTCTCCAATCGTTCGAAGAGCCATACCGATGCCGGATAGACCGTCGTATCGCTTGCCCATTCGGCGGTCGTCTGTTCGATCTGTTGATAAATAAATGCACCTTTCTTACTCATTGCTTAAATATCCTTGTTTTATCGT